TGTCGCGCCGCGTCGCCGTCTCCACCTGCTGCCGGATCGACAGCTTCACCGCCGGAATCCGGTTCGCGGCCGTAATCGTTCCCGTCTCTCCGAACGAATTCTCCAGCGCCGTGTAGAATCGGTTCGCGTTCGACGATATATATGTCGCCATCTTAGTTCCTGCTTACTCCGATCTCGAAAGTGATCTTAGCCATCTGTATGAAGTTCCTTCCGCCTTTTTTGACTGGCCCGATCGATATCTCGTACTCGCCTCCGTAAAACATCCCATCCGCCCAGTCGCCGCGACTCGTGTTGAGCACTCCCATGGCGCCGTCTAAGTACAGCTCGAGCTGATCCTGCAGCCCTTCCAGCCGGTCCTGGGAATACCGCACCTCGATCGCCATGTGCACCTTTCCGGAAAAGCTGCGAAACTTCTCGTGCAGCTCGTTGGCGATTCCTTCGCAGTACACGTTGACGCTCGGGTATGTCACCAGGTCGCTCTTCTCCGCCATCTCGGCCGGCACATTGAGCGTGACTACCGGTGCACCGTCCAGCGCCGTCGCCGCGGCGAGCCGTTGCACCACCTTCCCAGTCACCGCGCTCCCGATTCTCTGTGGCATAGGCTTTCAGCCTCGTGTCCCGATTCGTCGGGGCATCTCATCCTCTCTGCAAAATCCGCGGCGCCTGCCGCATATAATTCGCGGCCTGCCCCGCGGGCGCCAACTTACCCGTGGTTACTAACCCACTGGTCTGCGTCCAGACTTGCCCCACACCCATCGGCGACGCATTCTGCAAAACCAGGGACGTCGGGCTCACCCCTACGTACACGTTCCATCCCTGTGCATTCGCCGGAGCGATCGACGGCCGCGCCGTAAACGTGCTTGCGGTCGTCGTGATCGCAGCCGCCACCGACGCCGCGCCTTCCTCTCCCGCCCGATTCGTCCACGCCGCCGCGGCATAATACTTCCCGTCGGGCAGCGTCCCCGCCGCCGGTGCCAGGGTCGGCGCCTCCGCCTGCGGAATCGGATCCTGCGCGATTCCGATCCCGCTCTGGATCAACTTCTCGTACGCCCATTTCGCCAGCTCGTGGTATTCATCGCGCTTTCCCGCATAACGGTCGTTGAGCTGGCTGTGATAGGCGTCCCGATAGACCAGCTCGAGTGTGCGAAACGTATGCCACAGCTTCAATGGCGGTGTCACCACTACCTGAGCCAGTCCCGGGCCGCCTGCCGTTACGCCGAATTCCGTGCTCTGGTTGAGCCGCGCCAGCAGAGTCGTCAGTTCCAGAGCCAGTTCCTCCTGCGCCAATGCCAGCTTGCGGGTCACGTCGATCCCTTCCACGTGCGCCACATCCAGAAGCTGGGAATCGTGCCCCTGCAGATCCGCTATGCCGGACGCCGGACCGTCGTTGAAAAGTGCCATCGTCTTTCGCCTATTCCTTTGTTCCGCGCTGCATCTTTCCCTTCAGCGTTTCCAGGTCGTTGGCCGACAGCACCGTCACCTGCAGCTTGGTCGCCGCCGCTGTCTGTTCGGCCACCCGCCGCGCCTCCGCATGCGCCGCTCGAAACTGCGCCACTTCTTCCGGCTGCGCCAGCTCCGCGATCCCTTCCACGAGCAGCTTCGCCGCGATCCGCCGCGGGACTTCCGTCCTGGTGCCCCCCTTGCCGCCATCCGCGGTTTCCTTGCTGACAACCACCGGAAACTCGTCCGTTATCCGTGCCTCAGCATCCCGAATCTTCTGGTAGTACACTCTCAAATCCATCGATCTCTCCTGAATTTCCTCAAGCTCTCCCATGCGCATCTCTGCGCCGGCGCCTCGACACCTCTGCCCCTCTGTGTCCGCCGATCAGGGCGAGCCCCGTGGCCCGCCCTGTCCGTGCCGACTAGGTGTTCACCTGCACGCCCGCCGCGTTGCGCAACACGCCACAGCCGTACAGCACATCGACCGTGAACTGCTGAGCCAGCGTGTTCGGTTGGTAGCTCATCACCACCCGCATGCCGAAGTTCCCCAGCTCCGCGTATTCCGCGATCGCGCCCGTCCCGGGCAAAGGCTGCGGCAGCCGCCGGATCACCAGCCCCAGAGCGTCCTTCGTGAACGCCATGTTGTGCGTGGTGACCGGGCTGCTCCCCGTCTTCTGCACGTACTGCGAGCGGAACACGAAGAAGTCCTTGATCTTGCCGACGCTTCCCTCGACCAGCGTCCGCAGTCCGGCGTCGCCCGCCGTCTGAAACTCGCTGAATCGCGGAATCTGGCGCCAGGTCGAGTAAGTCGCCGCATCCACCACCATGAACTTTTGCGATTGCGTCGGAACCTTCGCCAGGAACAGAGAGGTCTCCGCCGCGTCGATCGTTGCTTCCGTGATGGCCGAACCCGCCGTGCCGACCGGCGTGTTGGCCGTGAACCCCGCGTACAGCCCCAGCAGGTCGCTCTCGATCTTCTCCGCGATCGCGGCCACCGCCGGCTGCATGTACACCTTCAGCAGGTCCGGGACCGCCAGCACCTTGGTCACGTCCGGAATCTGGAAGCTCGCTTCCGCGTGCGTGTTCAGCACGATCTGCGCATTCCCCAGATTCGGACTCTGCAGTTGCACCGTATTGCCCTCGGCGATGTTGTTCGCCACCATCGTCGGCGGAATCGGCACGTTGATTGTGTCGCCGGCCTGTGCCAGCACCGGCTCGTAATCGCGATTGACCAGGTTCCCCATTACCAGGTTCCCTACCAGTACCGGCAATGCATCGGCCGCCACCAGTTTGACAATCGCGTTTGCGACGTTACTTGAAGTGATAATTGCCAAAACGTTTTCTCCTTATTGCTTGTCTGTTGGGCAGGCCGAACCCACCCCTTTGGTCTCACAGACCCCGCAGAGTCTGCGATGCTACACGCACGATCTCGTCGCGTACGCGCTGCATTTCGTCGGCGCTCATGCCCGGACGAATTCGCTCCAGGTCCACTGACTCCCGGCCCCCGCCGGGCGCCTTCAGGGTCGCCGTCATTCCCGTTCCGCCTGCGATTCGCGCGGGGAGAAATTCCGGATTCTCCGTCACGAATGCGGCCAGATAATCTTTAATCGGCGTTTCGCCGGCTTCCGTCCGGGCCAACAACCGCCCGTCTTCCGTCCGCACGATCCCGTCTTGCACCGCCTTGAATGCCAGATCGATCTTGGCCACACCCAGCCGTTGCAGCTCCGCTCGCACCGCCGAGCTCCGCTCCGCTTCGTCCGCCTGCTTGCGGCTGCGCTTGTTCTCTTCCACCAGTTCGTTGACGCGCCGCTCCAGCTGTTCCCGGCGTTTGCGTTCCTCCTCGAGCTCCACCTTGTATGCCGGCTCGCTCCGAGCGTGCTCGCTGGTCACGAACTCCTGTACCGCCTGTCGAACAATTCCTTGAATATCGTTTCCTTCCATGTCCCTTTCCTTCCGAAGCTTTTCTCTGCGTCCGGGCACACCCGGCGGGTGCCTGTCCGCCGTCCGAGCAGCCGCATCTCACCGCGGCTTCCGCACTTACCCCTGAGCCCGATCGATCTCCTCCGCCACCCGGTTCTTGATCTCCTGCCTTGCGTCGCACAGGTACTTGAACGCCAGTTTCTTGAACACCTGCTTTTTCAGCGTCTCTGAACCGATTCCCATATCCAGCAGCTTCTTGGCGTCATCCAGTTCGCTGCCGAAGTCTCCGATATCGAACTCATCCATTCCCGATACGTCGATCCCGACACCGTCTTGTCTCGCTTCCGCGATCGCCCGCAGGACCTGCTTCATCGTCTCCTTCACCATGTCGCCGTAAGCCCGCAGCACTTCCTGCGTCACGCTGAAGTCCATCTGCTTGCTCAACCCGCTCACGCGCAGATCCCCACCGCTTGCCGACGCCTGGCTCATCAGGTAGCAGACCCGATAGATCTCGTCCTTCAGGCGCACCAGGTTTTCCGCCGCAATCTGGTAGACCTTGCCGTCCGGCTCCGCCCATCCAAACTTATCCTCGGGACTAAGTTGGATGTAATAACTCTCACCCAGCATCTGTTGCCACTCGCGATTCGAATAGATCACCGGGGTAGCGAACAAACCCATGGTCAATGCCCAGCCCAGGGCGTTCGACTTATTCAGATGTTCGAGTTGCAGGAGCGCCGCCTTGTTCACCAGCCACAGCCCATCCGATACCTTCATCTCGAAGACCGGCACGCGCTGCACCGCTGCCAACGCGTGCCGCCCTTTGTCGATCAGCTCCACCTCCTTTGCATCCCCGGCCTTACGGAATACCTGGAAGTTTTCGCGGTCATAGTAGATCCACCGCATCTCCTTCTCCCATTGCGCGTCCGTTACCTTCGATTGCTGCAGGCACGACGTCCGGATCACCACCCAGTCCAGCCCGCCCTGCGGGTCGTAGTTCCAGTTGATGACCTCCTCGGCCGCGTAATCGACCAGGTACGCGCGCGACCGCCCGCTGGCGTCTTCCTCCGCCCGAGTCAAAGCCGGCGAGTCCGTCCGCGGGAAGTCCACCACCGTAAAGCTCCGGCCGTTCACCAGTGTCTGGATGAAGCGTTGGCGGAAGAATTCATGCAGGTTCGTGCCCTTGAGATCGCAGTCATCGGAGAACAGGTTGTAGAAACCCTTCGCTCCGTTGTCACTGCCTTCGAAGAGCAGAATCGGCTCCCGC